GTTTGACCGCTTCTAGGCAAACCGCCTCGCTTTGGTCCTTAACATATCGCAACGCGTAGCCATCTTCTTTGACCGCTTCTAGCGCTTCTTTTTCGGTTGAAAAAGTAAAGCCTAGCGCCCAGTCCTTGGTACGCCCTGATAATTCAACCATTAGACTAATGTTCATTTTTTAAATACCTGTTTAGCTTTGTTGCCGTTATCTGGCACTACCTTTAGGCCAGTTCGTGGTTTCGTACTATATGCCGTAATGACGGCTTCGTCAACACCTAATTTTTTAGCCTGGTTCGGCGTAATGGCGGCGACGGGTTTTCTAAGGTCGAATTCGAGCATATCGCCCAGCGCGATAACTTCCTCTATAGGCTTCGCCCAGGCCTCGCGGCCGATACCTTCCTCTACAGACCAGCCCGGAACCATTGAGCCAGAACGGATTAGGCCCTTAGCCTGTTCTTCGAATCCGGACTCTAAGTATTCGAGCTGCTTACGTGCGCGCTTAACTATTGCTAGTTGTACGCCTAGGGCTTCCGGGGATAATTCCACGGGTACCGGTTTCGTAGCGACTTCGTAAAGCCCTGTTCCTGCTTTAAGTGCTGCCGGGCAGGCGTGGCGCCCCGGGCAGTGCTTACAATGGCTACCGGTATTAAACTCCGCGTCCGGGCCCAGGGCTTTATGGGCGTTGCTGCTTAAGATATTAATATGGGCGCGTAACTCGCTCGCTAACACCTTCCACTCGCGAATAGTTCCGTCGCGGTGGAACGCTCGCGGCTGGGCTATACGGATATGGACCGTAGTAAACTGGTCTACGTGGCCATCTATTTCTAGCTCGTCCAGTAGCCCCGCTACATAGTTTATCGCCTGCCAATTTTCGAACGCCTCGACAACTTCGAAACCGAACTTATAGTCCCAGACGTAAAGCGCGTTACTAGGCCTATGGTAGATAGAGCAGTCCGGCGTACCCCAGTTAATCGCATGTACCCGGGATATCTCGACGCGCTGCTCTATCCGAAGCCCAGGGCCACCGAATACGCTTAATTTACGCATAGTACGGGCTACGTCGTCGCCGTACTCTTTGGCAGCTTCGTACATTTCTTCGGTAATAATCACGCCGTTAGAAGCGGTAGTCCCGACCCAGTCCTTAGCCGTGCGGTGGCGGTTATTAGTCTTAGCGTCCGTAATAATCTCGGCGCCTATTTCATGCGACGCGGTGCCTTCGCGGGCTTCGACGGTTTCTTCGGTCTCCGGGTAAGTTTGGGCCATTAAGACCCAACCCGTACAACCGTCCGGCTTACCCCAAATACCCGCCGAAGACGGCGGTAATATGGAATGGGACATTATTAAACCCCTAGGGCTAAAGCGACCGCCGGGATAAGGTCCGGACGTGCGGCTAATAGTGGTAAGGCTTGCAGGCCTTGGGAATTTAACGCTGCGGTAACTTCTGGACTAGCTGCCGTATAGCCTGCGCCGGTCATAGCTGCCATAAGTGCCGGGAACGTCGTAACGCCGGCGGGGGCTGCCGCTGGTGCTGGCGTGGCCGGGGTAGCTGCCGCTGGCGCGGGGGTAGGTGTGTCGAAGACCGAAGGCGTCGGAGTAGTAACCACTGGATTAGCTGGGCCTGCCGCCATAGCTTCGCGGAGTTCCGCTTCTACCTGCGCGATAGTTTCAGCATCTACGCCGCGCTTCTTCTTCCAGCCGTTCGGCTTCTTCGCTAACTTAGCTTTACTACTTGCGTGGATTCGATGGTCCCAGGGTAAGCCCTCGCCGTCTAAATCAACCCCATACGGTGCCGCTTCCGTAGCAGTCTGGACAGGCGCTTCCGAGGTGGTTTGCGTCTGCGTGGCCGCTTCCGTTACAGAAGGAGCAGGGGCCGGCGCTAATGCCGTCGCAGGTGTCGCAGGCGCTTGCGTTAAATCCGCTTTTTGTTGCACTTCCGCAGTTGGTGCAGCGTCCGACTTTGGGGCGAATACTTCCGCCGCCGCCGGTTCCGCAGTAACAACGCCCGGACCGGCTTCTACTACAGTGGCTTTTATTCCCTGGACTTCTTCCGCGGTGCCGGTAACGACTGGCGCCTCTTTACTTAAATCGATAGCCATACCGTGCAGCATATCGCTAGCGCGGGTTAAAGCGTTGTGGTCCATAGGGATAGTTAAACTAATCGTTTTCATTGCGTCGTTTTCCTCTTTGGTAGTTGACAGGTAGGGATAATATAGCGTAATGTCTCACCCGTCAACAAGAAATAACGAGGTTTTAAAAATGATTAACTCAAATATAAGTATTAAATTAGCGGCCTTTATAGTGCCGGACCGTGTGGCCGAAGCCGTCGACTATCCGAAGGCACAGCCCCCCGCCCCTGGACCCGCAGGCGCCCCGCCCGCCGTATGCCCTAGTGAATATGCACCTGCCAAATTCTACCCGCCAGCTATCGCGCCGCGAGAGTTCCTACTATCCGAAGTACCGCCGGAATCGCTTTTAAAAATGTGCGAAGATTTTAAGGCCGAGATATTTAAGCGCGCCGGTAAGTCCGACTACCTAGAGGGTTAATTAATGTCCAGCCACCTAAGACCGTACCAAGCGGAGGCGAAACAGGGCATATATGGCGCCTGGGAGCAGGGCTTCGTTAATGTGCTGGCCGTACTCCCGACGGGCGCTGGTAAAACGGTGACTTTCTCCGACATTATCAACGGCCACCAGGGCGCTAGCTGCGCGATAGCCCACCGCCAGGAATTAGTAAGCCAGATATCGTTAGCGCTGGCCCGCGATAAAGTCCGCCACCGCATAATAGGCCCTAAGTCAGTCGTTAAGCTGTGCGTTAATCTCCACATGTTAGAGATAGGCGCCAGTTACTACGACCCTTCTTCTAGCTGCGCTGTGGCTGGCGTGGATACCCTGGTCCGACGCGCCGACGAGTTAAGCAACTGGTTAAACTCCGTTACGCTGTGCGTCCAGGACGAGGCACACCACGTACTAGAGGCTAACAAATGGGGCACGGCGTTTAAAATGTTCCCGAACGCTAAAGGCCTGGGCGTTACCGCTACGCCACTGCGCGCCGACGGTAAAGGTCTCGGCCGACACGTAGACGGGCTATTCGATACCATGGTCGAAGGGCCGGGTATGCGCGACCTTATCGATATGGGGTTCCTTACCGAATACCGCGTATTTGCTCCGCCTTCCGACTTCGTCCGCCCTGACTCCGACGCCGTAGGCTCTACGGGGGACTTTAGCCACGTTAAGTTAAAAGCCGCCGTACGTAAGTCGCACATAGTTGGCGACGTTGTAACGCATTACCAGCGAATAGCGCCGGGTAAACTCGGGGTTACCTTTACCGATAGCGTCGAGACCGCTACGGAAATAGCCGCCCAGTTCAACGCCGCCGGGGTGCCTGCAGCCGTCGTTAGTGCTAAGACGCCAGATTCCGAACGTATCGCTATCCTACGCCGCTTTAAGAACCGCGAATTACTGCAGCTTGTCAATGTGGACTTATTCGGCGAAGGGTTCGACTTGCCCGCTATCGAAGTCGTCTCTATGGCAAGGGCTACCGAGTCCTACGCCCTGTACGTACAGCAATTCGGCCGGGCGCTCCGCCTACTCGACGGTAAAAAGTTCGCTATTATTATCGACCACGTAGGCAACGTAGAGCGCCACGGCCTGCCGGACGCCCGCAGAGAATGGACGCTCGACCGTAGAGAAAAGCGCGGTAAGTCGAAGCCGTCGGACTCTATCCCGGTGCGCGCCTGCCCTGCCTGTACTGCAGTGTACGAACGCATTTATAACGCTTGCCCATTTTGCGGCCACGTTATGGCGCCAGGCGCCCGGAGTGGTCCGGAGCAGGTAGATGGAGATTTAATAGAATTAGACCCGGCAGCATTGGCGGCCATGCGCGGTGAAATTGAAAAAGTCGATATGCACCCGGAAGCCTACCGCCACGAACTCGCTAAGAAATATACGCCGCTGGTGGGCCAGTTAGCGGGCGTTAAGCGGCACGTAGCAACCCAGGAAGCCCAGGAAGCGTTACGCGGTTCTATCGCCTGGTGGGCTGGATACCAGCGCGCAGCACAACGCAGCGACAGCGAGAGCTACCGCCGCTTTTACTTCAAATTCGGGACGGACGTATTAACCGCCCAGACACTTAAGGCCGCCGACGCTATCGAGCTTGCGGGCCGAATTAATGAGCACTTAGGAGGGCTAGCCAATGGCTAGATACTGCGTAAAAGAAGAATACGTCGAGGCAGAAGGCGTCTACCAAGGTGCGGTAAGCTACGGCTATACCGTCAAAGAATGGACGTACACTTATAGCGACGGAGACGTCGAGGTCGTAACAGTCCGGGAGCGCAACAAGTGAGCCGGTACCGGGTAAAGGTCGTAACCTACACCCTTAAACCGGGGTTAGACCACGTCGCCCATACTTGCGAACTGGTCTCTACTTTCTTCCTGGAACTGGACCCGCGCCCGCTTTTTAAGGACCCGTACAAAATTTGCAGCGTTACCGGCGAGCATTTCTATTTTTATAATGAGGTCGAACCCATGCTTAGATTTGTTATTTCAGATACGCATAGCGCGAAGCATAAAGACGCCCTTAAGCACCAGATAGATTTTAATTAGAGGTAACTGGCAAAATGAACTTAATCCAGTGGGCGATTAAATGGGGTGTACCTATCGGGGCGGTCGAGGACTTGCGCCGGGAATTCGGGCTTATTAATACCGACCCGCAGCCCCAGGCAGGCGAAAGCGAAGCCGCAGTCCAGACACGTATACGCCTGGAAGCCACCCGTAAGGGCTGCCGAGTATGGCGCAATAACGTAGGCGGCACTTACACCGAGGACGGTAGCTTCCTCCGCTATGGCCTGGCTAATGATTCTAAGCAAATGAATAATAAAATTAAGTCAAGCGATTTAATAGGCATACGTCCGCTACTGATTACCCAAAACCACGTAGGCGGAGTAGTGGGGCAGTTCATAGCGCGGGAAGTTAAGGCCGCTAACTGGTCTTACTCCGGCAGCAAGCGCGAAGAAGCACAACTTAATTTTCTTAACCTTGTGGCCTCCCTAGGCGGGGACGCTGCATTCGCTAACAATGAGGGCACCTTATGAGCGAATTAGAGCAACGGGTCGCGGTGTTTACCAAACGCCGCCCCATAGTCGAATGTACTCACCAGCACCAAATACAAGGCACTGGCGCGGTATTCTATCAATCGGTGGGGGTGCTCGAATGTATCGAGTGCCGCGGCTGGCAACTAATCCGGAAGGCGATAACATGACTATTTACGTAACGCCATTTAAGAATTCTACGAAGCGCTGCTCGGGTCCGTCTACGGATTCCGGCTTCGCTAGCCTCGACGATGTGGTTACCGCTATGGGCGAACCCGATGTTAGACGTTCTAAGAAAATGCTTATCTACGGGCCAGGGGAAGACCGGGTCGTCTTTAGCGGTTTTATATTCTGTATTGACGGCGACGGCAGTACGGGTTAGTATCCCTTCGAATCTTTATTAAACGAACAGGCAGTTAACGCAATGAAACAACGCGAAGAAGTAAAAAAAGTAGCGGTAGATATGGTTATGGGCTCCGGCCTGATTAACCTATCGCGCCGCGAGTTATGCGAACGTGCCGGCATTCCGGACGGTTCGTTCCCGCACATTATGGGCTGTAATTTCGCGGATTTTGTCGAGGAATTAAAACTCGAAGATATCCAGGAGATATCCCACTCCGTAAGTAAGACCCGCGCGAACCCAGCGTTACGTAAGGAACATATCCTTAGCGTAGCGGTTACCATGGCCGAGGCCGAAGGATATAACAAAATCACACGGGATAAGATAGCGGAGTCCGCAGGCGTATCTATGGGCCTCGTTACTCGCTATTTCGGCACCATGGGTCAACTAAAGACCGCAATTATGCGCCGCGCTGTTAAGAGCGGTATAGCGGTTATTGTTGCCCAGGGTTTAGCAAACGGGGACGACCAGGCGAAGAAAGCGCCGGCCGAGTTGAAAGCGGAAGCCGCTACACTATTAGCAAATTTTTAGGGGCGTTCTATGCAACAACTACCGGAAGCGCTGCAGCCGTTAGCAGCGTATAAGCAGTTTATTCTATGGACGACCGCAGTACGAGACGGTAAGCAGGTTAAGCTACCCGTCGACTGGCGTACGGCCAAAGTAGCCGACGCTCACGACCCTGGTGCCTGGATGGATGCACCGACGGCAGTATCTACCGCGCTGGCATACGGCGAGAGTTACGGCGTAGGCTTCGTATTCACCCCCGCCGACCCGTTCTTCTTCGTGGATTTAGATAAGTGCCTTAACACCGATAATAAGACCTGGTCCCCCGTTGCTATGGATATCCTAGCGCGCCTACCGGGTGCCGCTGTAGAAGTATCGCAGTCGGGCCGAGGTCTTCACATATTCGGCCAGTACTCCGGGGCCGCCCCCGACCATTCCTGTAAGAACGTACCGTTAGGCCTGGAGCTCTATACCGAAGGGCGATTCGTTGCGCTTACAGGTACTAACGCCCAGGGCACAGCCGGGCTAGATTACTCGCAGCACTTGCCAGGGTTAATTACTAGTTACTTCCCGCCGAAGTCTGCTACTAAGGACCAGGACTGGACGACCGAACCTACCGCAGAGTGGACCGGTACCGAAGACGACGACGAACTTATCGAACGCGCCCTTAAGACCGGTGGCGGTGGCGCTGTATTCGGCGACCGTGCGACGTTCCGCCACCTGTGGGAGTGTGACGAAGACGTCCTCGCTAAAGCTTACCCAGACCTCGAAGGTAACCGCACGTACGACGGAAGTAGCGCCGACGCAGCACTCGCCCAGCATTTAGCATTCTGGACCGGTAACAACTGCGAACGAATGCTTAAACTAATGCACCTTTCCGGCTTGGTCCGTGATAAGTGGGAGCGCGAAGACTACCTTATCCGTACGATAACCCGCGCTGTGTCATTGCAAGAGGTCGTATATTCTGTTAAGGAAGTCGACGACACTATCGCCCAGGAATTCGGCGGCGTTAAGCTTAGAGCCACCAGCGACCCCCAGCGCGACTACGCGACTAACGTACGGGCGCAAAAGTTAGCCGAGTGTATGGGCGAAGTAGAACTTATCGAAATGTTCTGTAAGGTGCCTACCGCTAAATTCTGGCTAGAAAATAAAGACCGCAGTATCGAAGAACTCCGCCAGGTACTTACGCCAATAGAGGCCGCAGCCGCGCCCCTAGGCGATACGATAACAGGCCCAGAGATTCTAAGCGGCTACCAGTACTTAGGCGCCTCGCAGCAAATAGAGCACTTTAAGGGCTGCGTATATGTCCAGGAATTACATAAGGTATTTACGCCGAACGGCTCGTTACTTAAGTCGGAGCAGTTTAACGCCACATACGGGGGTTACAGCTTCCAGTTAGACGACGGCGGCGATAAGGTTACCCGTAAGGCGTGGGAGGCTTTTACCGAGTCCCAGGTCGTACGCTATCCGAAAGCCGAGGCTATGGTCTTCCGCCCGCTCGAAAAGCCGTGCGAGTTAATCAAGGAGGAGGGCCGGGTCCTGATTAATACGTATATCCCTATAGAGACGCCGCGCATAGTCGGGGACGCTGCGCCGTTCCTCTCTCACCTGGCTAAAGTCCTGCCTGTCGAGAGCGACCGGGTGATCCTGCTTTCGTATATGGCGGCCTGTATTCAGCACATGGGCGTTAAGTTCCAATGGGCTCCACTTGTCCAGGGCGCGGAAGGTAACGGTAAAACACTGTTCACCCGCTGCGTGGCCTTCGCAGTCGGTAAGCGCTATACGCACTACCCGAAAGCGTCCCACCTGGACGGTAACTTTAATAGCTGGATGCTTAACAAAGTGTTCTTCGGGGTAGAAGATATCTACGTCGCGGACCATAAAACCGACATTATCGAAGCGCTTAAGCCTATGATTACCGGCGGCGACGGCTTGGAAATCGAGAAAAAAGGAGTGGACCAAATTACGGCGGACGTATGTGGTAACTTCATGTTTAACAGCAACCATAAGGACGCTATCCGTAAGACTCGTAACGACCGCCGGTTCTGCGTATTCTACACCGCGCAACAGACGGCAGACGACGTTACCCGCGACGGTATGGACGGTAACTACTTCCCGGAGCTTTATAACTGGCTTAAGGCTGACGGCTATGCGATTGTGGCTAACTATCTGGCGACGTATGCAATACCCGACGAACTTAACCCGGCTACGTCCTGCCACCGTGCGCCAATTACGAGCAGTACCAACGAAGCGCTATCGGCGTCTATGGGCGGTATCGAGCAGGAAATCGTAGAAGCAGTCGAGGAAGGCCGACCAGGATTCGCCGGCGGCTGGATATCTTCGGTAGCGGTCGAAAGGCTACTACAGACGATACACGCGACCCGAGCAATTCCACACAATAAGCGGCGCGAACTACTGCAGTCCCTCGGGTATGACTGGCACCCGGCGCTAACCGGTGGCCGCGTTAATAACCCTATACCTATGGACGACGGTAAGAAGCCGCGCTTATTCATTCGTAACGGGCATATTAACGCTAATATCATGGCGCCGGCAGAAGTAGCCCGCATTTACCAGGAGGCACAGAGCGCACAGACGGTACCGGTAGGTAATGCGGCCGAAGTGTTTAAGGTGACGTAATGTGCCAAAAAATACCCTACGCCACTAAAGCCGACGCTGTGGACCATGCTAAATACATGGCGGTACAGTCTCGGCACTTCTCCAGGACGCACGGCAAGGCGCGGAAGTCGGGGCGAAAGCTCCGGCCGTACGCCTGCCGCTTCTGCCCGAACTGGCATTTAACGACGCGTAAAAAATAATTACTATCCTATGTTGACGGGGCCGTCATTACCCCGTATATTAACCCTATCAACTTACGAGGGCGTCAAAATGGCAACTTTCCAAAACCTAGCTTTTACCGAAAATGAAGAATGCACTAACGTGGTCTTCTGCCAGGCGGACAGCGCACCGGCGGGTAACTGGGTGGAATGCTCCGCCGACGATATGGCCGGTACAGGCGTCCGTAAGCTTTGGGTCGCTGGTGGCGTACGCTACTTCGGCTATCTTTAATTTTCGCACCCTAGCGAATAGGTGGCCCGGACGGCCGCCGCCTTAATTCAACTTAACGGAGCTTTAAAAATGTCTGTACGACTAACGCGCGAACAAGCGCTAAACACCTTAACCGAGAATCACGACGAGTGGCCTAAGACCTACCCGCTAGTGTCGGGTATCTACGGCTGGCACTGGGCGCGCTGCGAATCGGGTACCGTGCTGCTCGAATCCACAACGGGTGAACCTGCGATTACGTTGTCCGACTGGGTCGAAGCCCGTAAGGTCCGACGCTCCCAGCAGTTAGCCGACATAAGCCGCGAGCGCGACGTACTGGCCGAAGCACTGCGTAAGGTAGTTACCGCTACCGGCGCTATCGACGGTAAAAGCTTACATTGTGGCGTAGACCTGGTTATCGGCGCCGACGCTGCTATCGAATGGATTAAAGAAGTAAAGAGGGTTTTATAATGGGTATTAAGTCGGGTATCGAGCGGAAAATCGAGGAATTGACCTATTCGTTTTGGCATAACGCTAAGTATACCTGGACCCACCCACTTCTCCCGCAGTATTACGACGAGATACAACAGCTAAAGCAAGACCTCGAAATGGTTGTCGGTATTGAGAAAGCGGCGTTTATGTACGCCATGATTAATGTGAACGGGTCGACGGAGCTAATAAGCGAAGCGGCCTTTAAAGTGTACTTAAGTAAGGAGATATAACCATGGCCCAGCAAACTGTAAAAATGACGTTAACGAAATCGACCAAAGGAACGCACGTTTACGGGGATTCTAGCCCCGACGCGCCTATCCCTTCGGTTTACATTAAGCGCGGAGCGCTACCCACTAACCCGCCCGCTAGTATCGAAATTACTATCGGCTACACGGAGTAACCGCGCTATGAGTCTAGACAAAGCTATATTAATCCAAGGCCCTGCAGGCTCCGGGAAAACCAAACTAGCCAAAGTGATGGCTAAAATGGCCGGGCTACCTTACAGCGTGGTCTCGGTTTCGGAGCTAAACCGGGGGCCTTTCGCGCTGGCCGGCGTCCTTCTACCTGAGCCTAAAACCGTTATTGTAGAGGAATTCACCGGGAGCGACTCGGACCTACAGCTCGCTAAGTCCCTAGTCACGTCTAAGGAGATAGAAGTACCGGTCCAAGGGCAGGCTAGCCGCGTGATTAAAACGCCTAATTTTATATTCTGCAGCGGCAGTAAAAACCCGCTAAACCTGGGGGAGGGAGACCGACGGTTCGAAGTAGTGAACTTAGCCGCGCCTGATAAGGAGCTATGACGACGGCTACATGTAACTGTTTCGACGAGACCCTAGAACGCGTTAAGACTCACATTCACGACCAGCTTAAGGAGGAAGTAGCAGAGTTTAAAGCCGAGTGGGAGGGCTACTCGTTCTTTCTTGACGGTAACGACCACGTACCGGTTAACCCGCGGGTGGCATACGAGTACCGCGGGTTTAAAAAGAACGGCTCGCCCCGGGCTAATATGACCCGCGACACCGTTTCGCTTATGGCCCGCTACTGCCCGTTTTGCGGTATCGACACTAAGGACGGCGACAGTGTGGATTCGTAGCCAAAGCCTGGGCGAAGTATTACGCCGGGCTTCTTCTAATAAAATTAAGCGCTGTTTTCGGTGCTGGGGGGTATGGAATGTCTATTTGTAAGCAACGGCGCGAGGGCGACGAGTACGCTTGTACGTGTGGCCTTCGTTGGGGCCTGGGCGAAGAAGACCCACACCGCGAGGCTAAGAAGCCAAGTAAACCGAAAAAAGTACGTAAGGGGTCGAAAAAATGCAAGTAATTAGCGAAGTGACAGCCGAGCAGGTACGTAAGCGTAACGAGCGCAACACGACGCGGGATAACAAGCGTAAGCAGAAGCACCGCGAGGCTATCGAGGCGCACCAGGAGCGGTTAGCCTTGAAGCGCGAAGGTGGCTTCGAATAAGCCCGCTACGTTCGCTACGTTAGAGCCCGCCCCGAGCGGGCTTTTTTACGCCTGCCGTTCCTGTAGCCGCTTCGAGGCCGCTTCGAGGCCGCTTCGAACAGGTAGCTAGCCGCTTCGAGGCCGCTTCGGTGTGGACGGTCCGCTTCGAGGCGGGAAAATTACCCATACCCCCCATGTAAAACCACACGGCTGGGTATCGCTGAGAGCCGCGCCAGCCGTGGGCTGTAGACGTATCGGGAGCTTACCCACCCCGAACCCCAGTCAGAGCCAGAGTACGGCGTCGGCGGTGCCGGCGTACCCAGGCGGCTACGGGGCGGACCAGGCGGCTACGGGACGGCCCCCCGGTGGGTGGTGGCGGTATATACTACTACTACTAATTTTATTAAAGTAAAGGGTATATGGTTAAAGAGGCTACAGGCCCCGTAGTTAGCAGGCTGTAGATACCCCGAAGCGCTGGGTATTGCTGGGTATTGCGGGGTTAGCACCTTGGGCGGGTCCGTGTGGTATTATTAGTATCTAGGAGGGCCGAAACTATGTTCGTAATAAATTCCAATGATGTTAGAAAGCTAGAAGACGACCTTAAGACGTTCGCTAGGAAGTCGATACCGTTTGCTACCCGTAAAACTCTGAACGACTCAGCGTTCGCCGCTAGGGCAATAGCTCAGGCAGACGTACGGCAGTCTATGGTTAACCGTAATAAGTTCACCGCGCAGAGCATACAGGTAGAGATGGCTAAAACGCTGCAGGTCTCGCGGCAAGAGGCCATTGTGGGTTCTATCGCGGGTTACATGGAAGACCAGGAGTTCGGCGCGACTAAGCGTAAGCAGGGGGAGGAAGGCGTACAGATAGCGACGTCTTACTCTGCAGGACAGGGGGAAGGCGGACGACCACGAACGAGACTACCGCGGAAAGCTAACTCTATGGCCGCCATACAGCTCTCTAAGCGTCGTAAGAAGGGCAGCAGCCGTAAGCAGCAGAACTTAGTAGCTATCAAGCAGGCGGCTGCCACGGGCCGTAAGTTCGTATTCCTGGACCTCGGTAAGAGTAGAGGCATATTCAAAGTAACAGGGGGCGAGCGTCGTCCTAAGATTAAGATGGTGCACGATATGAGCCGCGAGTCTGTAGTCATCCCTAAGAACCCATGGCTAGCGCCCGCCTTCAATGAAGCGCTACGTATGCAGCCCGCCTTCTACGCGGACGCGCTCCGCTTCCAAGCCCGCAAACACAACCTGTTCACCTAGCCCGGCGCCGCCTCGCAGCGGCTACCGCCTCTGCCTCGTAGCGGCCTGAAATAAAAAAGGTACTGTAGAGCCTGGGGGGCGGCCCTGCCGTTTTGATTCCCCCG